GCCATAGCTGCGACCACGTATTCAGCTTCCGTTCCTGGTCCTCTGGCGAGGTGGGGTTTAGCTGCACGAACGTGATGTAGTGGCCCTTGATGTCCTTCGGGCCTATGGAGGCGTCGATATTGCCCGCCTCGGTCTGTCCCCAGACGGTCACCCTGTCGCGGATGATATGTTCGACTATGCGCTGGATTATCTCGTTCCGGCGCTGGAGTCCCCGCTGTGCGGCCTCTACTGCGGGACCGAAGTTAAGCGAGGCTATGCCTGCGAGGACTGCCGTCTCGTAGCCCGAGGCAGCGCCTGTCGGCCTCTGCCCCCTGACAACGCTCGGTGCGGTGTTCTGCTCGATGGCCCCTTCAAGCATCTGCTTTGCCGCCAGTATCGTTGGCGACGGCTCGGGCACCTGTCCTATCGAGACCTGCACGTTCTGCGGCAGGAAGTTCTTGGCACCGGGCTTGGTGTCGTAGCGTGAGCGGTACTGCTCGGTGATCCCCGGCGGGCCTGTGAAGTCCCGTGTCGGCCATGCCGACCGCTGGACGATATCGAGATAGTGGGATGCGAGGCGGGACTCTGCCTGGAGCATCTCAAAGTTGCCGTGCAGGATGCCCCGGTAGAGATGCTCGGGCTTGTTGCCGATGGTCGAGAGGCCGGTCTGCGGCCAGTACATAGTCCACGGCAGGACGCCGTAGCCGTGTGGCCTTGGCCTGAGCGCCCACTTGCGGTCTGCGAGATATCCAACCTGCTCGCGGGTCCATATCTCTATGAACTCGACCTTGCCGTTACCCGGACCCTGCCAGCCCGGAAAGTGCGCCTTCACCCAGTAAGCATCCGTCTCGTAGAAGTGCATCGCCCAGCGAGGGTCGTCGCCGTTGTTCACGTCCCAGACCATCGACTGCGGGTTGATGCCGCTGGTTATGAACGGAAAATCGACGCTGCGCTTCTTGAGTACCTCCTGTAGCTCGGCCCGGTACTCCTTCTCCGAGAAGTCCTCGTCATGCGGTATCTCGGGGAAGTCTGCCCAGCGGTTGGCTGCAAACTCGGTCTTCTCCCATGCGACCCCGTAGAGCGCCATGTGCTGTGCCGTTATCCGGCGGGTAGGGCGGCGCTGCTCCAGCATGTGGTTTGCGCCGCGCAGGAACTTCTCCTGTCTCTCTGCGCGCGCCTGCCCGCGAGGGCCGGGTGCCGGCACCGTGATATCCATAAACTGGGGTGTCACATGGGTGACCATCGAGTTGATCACCGATTGCGCCGTTCCCAGCCGGATGGACGTTCCGCCCTCCGTCACCGGGAACGAGAAGTCGCCGAGGTAGTACTGGTCGGCCCTGCGGCAGTTGGACCAGAACCGCCTGAAGTTCTCGCGGCCCTCGGCAAGCTGGCTTACGATCCATGTGAGTGAGAGGGCCGGTTCCTTGCCATCGCCCGCGCTCTCCATCGCGACTGCCGTCTCTGCGCGCGGGCTTGTGCCATCCCGCGACCCGGTGCCCGTGAGTGGCTCGCGCAGTGGCGTGAAGCCGCCGACCATCGTGGATGTAACCATTTACTCTTCTTCCAGATAAACCGCGCCACCGTCAACAACGAGATCGGGCACAGGGGCATCGGGCCTTCTACCAGCCTGTATGTCCCGAAGGAGATCGTCCATAAACCCCGAGGAGATTCCGTTGGCACCCGCGCCGTTACGCAGTGCGGGAATACCGCTTACCGGTTCGATAATCCTGTACTCCTCGCCCATCTCCCTTGCAGGCTCACAGGCCATGAGCGCCAGCGTCTCCGCGTCCACCCAGTCGTCATGGCTGCCAGAGGCAGGATAGAAGTGGTGGCCGCGGTTGGCTGTCTCCCGGTGGGACATATCTTCTAACTGACTTATCAACTTTGTCCACTCCCCCGGAAACGAAACGGTGCCCCGCTCAAGCGATATGGCATAGTCCACAAATAGCTGGTACTTCTTCTGGGGCGTGAAGTTGTATCCAATAACCGGCACATCCTCTGCGAGAAGCTCCCGGTAAAGCACGTCCTCTGCGAACATGCCGCCAAGGCCGGTCGAGTCCATATAGACTTCCTGCACCCCCCAGTGCCGCACGAGTCCCTTGATCGTCTCCTGCTGCAGGTTCCAGTCGCTTCTCAGAAGCTCCACCACAGATACGGATGCCCTGCTCTGGCGGTCCTTCACGATCATGACTGTCGGGTCGTGCGTGCGCCCGAGGTCGAGTCCTGCGACGTACTGCCTTCCGGGGGCCGGGCCTGCAAGCTCCACGCACCCGTTCCTGCCTGCTGCATCGGTGATACGCCTGAAGAACTGGCCCCGGCCTTCGGGCTGTTCTGCGAGGTAAAGCCTGCGCCAGATATGCTCTGGCATGTTGGCCTGATCCTCTTCTATCTCCGTGCGCTGTGCGGAGGTCAGATTCGGGTTATCCCGAAAGGTCGCCTTGAACGCCTCCCGCCGCTCGTTCGGGTCGGTGCTTGCAGACTTGAAATAGCGAGCGAACCAGTCCATAGATGACATGGGCGGTATGCCCTCGATGACGGCCCGCCCGAATCTGAACGGGCTGGAAAGGGTAGGGCGGACCTTGTGCCATGCAGCTTCCTTTATGTCCTGCGCCTCGGTGACGTGCAGAAAGTCCAGCCCGACTGTCTGAAGCCCCTCGGGGTTATTGGCCGTCTTTAGCTCCCAGAAGACCTTCCGGCGGTAGCCCGAAGGGAGCAGCAGCCTGACGTGGAACTGGTCTTCCTTCCACGCTCCCGACCTGTTGCCCCGGCCTCCTGCCCGGTTACCCTGCCGGGACCAGTCATACGGCAATCCTTCCGGGATGAACGCCTTCATCTCGTGCCATATCTGGATCATCTGGGCATCGGTGGGAGCCACCGTCCAGACGTGGATTTCAGGCTCCAGCCCGGCTTCCTGCGCCGAGACCTCCAAACCCGAAGAGAGGGTCACCGGTGTGCGCGAGGCGCGGCCTATAAGCTCAAGCGCCTCTGCAAGGGCGCTCCGGGTCTTGCCCGAGCGGCGGCCTGCATGCACCCACTTCACCTTGGCGGGCGAGCGGTGCATCTTCCGCTGCCACGGATACGGCTCGTACTTCATGGTCTGGTGAAATCCCGCAGAGGGAGGAGGGAGGTGCGTAAGCCCCTGGCGAGCCTCACGGCTTCGCCACTCTGCGGGAACAGATTACTTCTCCTCTGGAGATTCATTGAGGTCCGACCAGTCCGGCAGGCTGGCACCGGCCCGGCTGCTGGCCCCATTGCCAAAGGAAGGCCCATCCCGCTCCTCAAGGGACTTGAGAAGACCCATCTGGTCCATCAGCTTCACACCGAACGTACCCTGCCCGCGCCTGTCCTCGTGATGCATGAACTGCACCATAGCCGACTCGTAGGCATAAAGGGCATGAAGCTCAGATGCCTGCAGGGGCTTCTTCCACTTCTTCGCCTTCGGATAGCCCTCCTCCAGGCGGTACTCCTCCAGCGCCTGAGAGAACGACCTTATATCGGTGATCATCTGGAACGTCTCGGCAGCGTCCCACCCAAACTCACCACACATCTCGCCCACAGAAGAGTTAGACGAGCCGAAAGTCTCCAGCAACACGTATATGCGCCGCAGCCTGCGAGGCCAGTCACTCCATCCCGGCAGCACACTCGCAATACGACGCCTGAGAGTGATCAACTCCTGGGAATCACCGGTACGCACCGGCTCACTCACCCTCACTTCGCACCCGTTCCATCTTCATATCCGCCTTCCGATGATGGGCACCGGACCGACGGGGAGATACCTCCCACAGCCGCGGACCCACCACCTGCTCGTGGAACCCACAGTTCATGCACCGCAAGTACAGACCCCAGAGATCGGACAGCACCCCCACCGACCCGCCACACCGATCACATACCGACATTGCCAGCCCCACCCGTCAAATAGCCCTCGCCAGACAGGTTTCTTCGTATTCTTCGGTTAGTTCGCACCGGGCTGTTGACCCACCATCGGATGAACCACAGTTCAACCGTTACCCTTGAACCACAGTTCAACCGTTGACCCACCATCGGTTCAACTCCAGCACAACCGTCGAGGAGCCAACGCTTTCACCCCAGAGCAACCGTTCCAGGTACGACGGATGAACCACAGTTCAACCGTTGCGGAACCGACCGTCATCTCCGTCATCTCCGTCATCTCCGTCACATCCGTAGCTGAGAGCAGTGACGCAAACGGCATCCAGAGTGACGGAGCGGCCGTCGCTGCGTCACAGGTTCAACGGAATTATACAAACCCCCCGGCCCTCTCCAAGATAAGGGTTCGAACATTCGAACACGCCCCGTACCCCCGGTTGCCAGACCCCCACGGATGGCCCTAAAATCCCCGAAGCATACAGGCGCGGCGCGCTGCCACGCAGCCAACAGCACAAGGCAACAGCAACAGCGCGCCCCACACTATCCGGGATAGCTCCGCAGATAGCCAGTGGCGTTGCCGGACATCCTCCAGACCATGAAGGCCATGGGGGGTAGGGGGGTGACGTCCCGCGGAATAAACCCGCGCGCGAATACTCGCAGACTTATCCCCCGAAACCTCCCCCCCCCAACGAGATCTCAGCGCCCGAGGTACCTCCCACTATTACAAGAGGGGGGCCGGAGGCCTATCGGCGCCCACGCGCGGGCGCATGACGCGGGCGCATAGCGCGCGCGCATAATGCGCGGTGCGCGCCTGGTTCCATTCCCTGCGGAGCGAGCGCCGCGGTGGGCGCGGAGCGGTAGGCGCGACGCGCGCGGTTGCGTAGGGCGACGCGGGCGGTTGCGCCCACCATATCCCCACCACTTCACGCAATGCGCGCCGGCGGGTGCGCGAACCTTGGAGTGTGTGCGCGCGTGCCATGCGCGAGAACTGCGCGAGAGCTGCGCGCCTATGCCGCGGTTGACATTGCCCATGGCCAGCTATGTCGGGCGCTTGACACCACATAACGTACCCTGTACATTACTCATCGATTAGCGCGGCCGACTCGCCTACCACATAGCAAGCGCATAGCAGCGCACGGAGTAGACACGGTGAAACTAACAAAGCTTGGGATCGACCTGGGCAGTCTGGCCGGCCCCGATCTCTCACAAGGATATGAAGTGTGGCGCGGTGACGGCTTCGATGGCGCGCCGATTGTCGCAATCCTTACGAACCTTGTGAAGCCCAGCAAGAATCGAAAGACCGGAGAGATGGGACAAGTGTATATTCTCCGCCGCGACATGAAGCCGATCGAAGCCGCGCAAAGCGGCGCGGACGCCGCGGTGTGTGGCGATTGCCCACTGCGGCCGATCACCGCGAAAGCTACGGGCGGCGCGGGATGCTATGTCAACCTAGGCTGGCTAACCAAGCTGTGGAAATCATGGAAACGCGGCAACTACCCGCGGATATCTCCGGCGCAAGCTGGCGACATTGTGACGAAGCTAGGTTTGCCCGTACGGCAGGGCGCACACGGTGATCCGGCATTTGTGCCAACGACCGTATGGACCGACTTAGATCGCGGCCGCGGCACAAGCTACTCGCACCAGTGGCGTACCGCCGATCCCGCGCTGGCACATTTCACCATGGCATCGGTACAGAGTCTGGACGAAGCTGCAGAGGCACAAGCCGCGGGATGGCGTACGTACCGCGTGGATCTTGACGGTGTCGGACCGCAACGCGGCGAGATCACCTGCCCGGAGGAACTACGCCGCGGCACCGACTCACCCGTCCAATGCGCCGACTGCGGTCTGTGCAATGGCAATCGCGGTGGTGCCAAAAACATCACCATCACGCCAATCGAATCCAAGAAAGCCAAGGCGCGGCGCATGGCCGCGCTGGCAATCGCGGCATAGGCCGCGGCCACACTAGCAAGGCGCGCCACGCGGCGCGCGGGGAGTAGCACGATGGACCAGCAGATCGAGTGGACCGCGCTGACCGAATGGGAATTTGTAAAGCTTGAAATCGTCGAGGTGGACGCGGCCGAATGGGAGCGGCCGGCGGTCGAACCGGTCGAACCGGTCGAACCGGTCGATGCCAAACGCGGGCGGGTACTGTGTCGCTGTTGCGGCCGGCGCGTCACCCATTCCGATCGGGAACCGATACATACATTCCCGTGCATCACGCGCCACGCGCGACACCAACGCGGCAAGGACGCGCGCCGGTGCCGCGAGTACCGCGGCAAGGGCGCGGGCAAGGGCGCGGCATAGGACGCGGCACAGGCCGCGGCCACAAATAGCAAGCGCGCCACGCGGCGCGCGGGGAGATAGCACAGTGGCAGGCTACGACGGCTTCTCAAAATCAAACAACGCGATTGCGGCGGAGGAAAGTGGCCTGTACCCGGCCAGCGTGCTGGCCCGCAGGCTCAAGGTGAAAACAGCAGC